CCCAGACTTCTCTGACGAAGCTGGTGATGACTACACACTGGGTGGCTCATCCCCTGCTATTGATGCCGGAGTGCAACCCGGTGGAATAACCTAAGTGGCAAACAACTCCATTGGTGCATATGCTCAAGGAGGCTCCAATGAGATTGGAGCTTATGAGTTTGCCGCTGCTGGAGGTTTAGACTTAACAGGTACCTTAGTTAGTGTGGCAGTGGCTGATCTGCTTGGTGCTGGGAACTTGACCAGCAACCTAGCTGCAACTACAGCAGCTGTAACCCTAGCAGACCTAGACGCAACAGTCACTTTTAATCTGGCAACTACATTGACAGCTACCCTTGTGGATGTCACTGTAGCAGACTTAGACTCAGCTTTGAATCTGAGTCTAGCGTTAGGAACCTCTGTAGTAGGTGTAGCAGTAGCAGATGAAGACGCTACAGTAGCTAAACCTAAAACACTGAGACCTAATGTAATTAGCGTAGCTGTGGCTAGCCACAAAGTAGTTCTTTCTTTAGCAGGAGATACAGGGGTTGCCACTAACAAAGCAAGGCGTTCTCTCTACAGGCTCATGGGCCGCAACAGATGAAGGCAGACAAAGAATCAATTAGACTAGCGGCTGAAGAGTCCCTCCTCTCCTTTATCCGCTTAGTAGCCCCGCACAGAGTGCTAGGGCAGTGCCATAGAGACTTGATCAAGTGGTGGACAAGGGATGGTTCCATGGAGCATCAGATGTGCTTGCTCCCACGAGATCATCAGAAGTCTGCTATGGTGGCCTACCGTGTGGCTTGGGAAATAACACGGGACCCAGCAGTAACCATTCTCTACATCAGCTCCACCTCAGGGCTAGCAGAGAAACAGTTAAAGTTCATTAAAGATATACTGGACTCCCCAGTCTATCGTAGGTACTGGCCAGAGATGACCAACCCTGACGAAGGCAAGAGGGAGAAGTGGACTTCAACTGAGATCATGGTGGACCACCCTAAGCGCAAAGCAGAGGGTGTTCGAGACGCTACAGTCTTTATTGCTGGTCTTACAACAGGTATCACAGGGCTCCATTGTAACATAGCAGTCCTTGATGATGTGGTAGTAAAAGAAAATGCGTACACTGAAGACGGTAGATCAAAGGTTTCTAACCAATACTCCCTTCTATCCTCCATTGAGACAACGGATGCTAGAGAGTGGATTGTGGGGACACGGTATCACCCGAAGGACTTATATGGAACGCTACTTACAATATCTGAAGACCAGTACAATGAAGAGGGTGACCTTATCGACACAGCCCTTGTCTACGAAGTATTCAAACAAGAAGTGGAGGACTTAGGTGATGGAACTGGTAACTTCCTTTGGCCACGGCAACAGCGTGGGGACGGTAGATGGTTTGGCTTCAACCCGCAAATCCTTGCTAGGAAAAGGGCTAAGTACTTGGATAAGACACAGTTCTTTGCCCAGTATTACAATAACCCTAACGACCCCGGTAACGAAGCAATCCCCCACGATCTGTTCCAACATTACCACCCAGAGTTCCTCAAGAGGGTGGAAGGCAAATGGGTCTTCAATGGCAGACCCTTATCAATATTTGCGGCGATGGACTTTGCCTTCTCACTCAAGGACACAGCTGACTACACAGTCCTAGTTGTCATAGGAGTAGACTGGGATGGTAACATCTACGTCTTGGACATCCAGCGCAAAAGAACTAACAAGACAGCTGAATACTATAACATGGTGTACAAGTCTTTCATGAAGTGGGGGTTCAGGAAGATGCGAGCAGAGGTAACAGTAGCACAAGACGTTATAGCTGAGCGCTTGAAGGACGACATTAAGAAGGACGGGCTACCTCTTTCAATAGATAAGTACCGTCCTACTCGCAGCATGGGTACAAAAGAAGAAAGGATACACAGCACACTGAAGCCCTACTATGACAACAGCGCAGTGTGGCACTTCGAAGGTGGGTTATGCGAGACCCTAGAGCAGGAATTGATCCAACATAACCCTCCTAATGATGATATTAAGGACGCTTTGCACCAAGTAGTGGGAATTATGAGAGTCCCTATGCAACAGTCGCTAATGCGTCCAAAATCAAACATTGTATATAACGCTAGATTCGGTGGCGTAGCAGCGAGATAAGAATGGCTAAAACTTCCAGAGCAGTCCAAGAGATCAACGGCGTTGTACGCCCAGACGATGTATCTTCGTTCGTCGTCAACAAGTATGTGGCTTGGAGGGGCGACTGCATGAACTGGTTGGACCAGTCTAAAGAACTGCGTAACTACCTGTTCCAGACATCCACCAAGGACACAACTAACAAGAAGCTGCCGTGGAAGAACTCCACGTCAGTCCCCAAGATCAGCCAGCTGCGTGATAACCTACACGCTAATTACTTTTCAGCTTTGTTCCCTAATGACAACTGGTTCAAGTGGGAAGCAGCTTCCAAGGAAGCAGCTGAAAGAGATAAAGCAGTCTTGATTGAGTCGTACATGATACAGAAGATCCGAGAGTCGGACTTCAAACAAACAGTTTCAAGGGCACTATATGATTACATTGACTACGGCAATGCGTTTGGAGAGGTCACCCACGAGGCTACCATTCACACAAATGGCGAAGGTAAGTCGACTTCTATTTACAATGGTCCTAAGCTGCACAGAATATCACCTTACGATATTGTCTTTGACCTTACGGCAGAGTCCTTCAAAGACTCAGCCAAGATCACACGACGCATAGTCTCACTGGGGTCTCTGACAGCTGCACACCAAGAGAGCCCAATAGCTTTCTCTTGGGTGCCTGCTGCTATAGCAGAATCCATTGAAGTTCGTAAGACCTTGAACTCCTACGGGGACAGCGACATAGACAAGTCCGAAGGCTTCCAAGTAGATGGCTTCGGTAACTTGAATGGCTACTACAGCTCTGACATGGTGGAACTCCTAGAGTTTGAAGGAGACCTCTTCGACCTAGAGACAGGAGAACTGAAGACAGGGCGTAGGGTCATAGTGATGGACCGACGCAAGACAGTATACGACGAGCCCTTTGACTCTTGGCTTGGCAGGTCCAGCAAGGAGCACGTAGCGTGGAGACCACGCCCTGACAACCTCATGGGCATGGGACCACTAGACAATCTGGTTGGTATGCAGTACAGACTGGACCACCTAGAGAACCTCAAAGCTGACGTCTTCGATCAGATAGCCCACCCCATGGTGGTCATCAAGGGTACCATAGAAGACTTCGAATGGGAGCCCGGTGGCAGGATCTACACTGACATAGACTCAGACGTACAGGTCTTACGACCTGACGCTACTGCGTTGAATGCAGACTTCCAGAAGCAACAGCTCATGCAAGACATGGAAGAGATGGCAGGTGCGCCTAAGCAAGCCATGGGTATACGCACCCCCGGTGAGAAGACAGCCTTTGAAGTACAGTCTTTAGAGAATGCTTCAGGTAGGATCTTCCAACAAAAGATACAGAAGTTTGAAGAGGAGTTCGTAGAGCCTCTTCTTAATCAAATGCTAGAAGAAGCCCGACGTAACATAGGGGCTATCGAAGTGATAAAGGTATTCTCAGATGACTTTGCAATTCAAGAATTCCTCCAGATCAAGCCTGAGGACCTCAACCAAAGAGGAAAACTTTATCCACTGGGAGCTCGCCATTATGCACAACAGGCTCAAGTCGTGCAGAACCTCCTTGGTTTTGTCAACTCAGCGGCTTACTCAGATCCTTCAGTAGCTGCTCACGTCTCAGGTAAGAGGATAGCACAGTTGATGGAAGAGCACCTAGGACTAGGTAAGTTCGATCTGGTACAAGACAACATCCGAGTAGCAGAAGGACAAGAGACACAAGGCATGTCAGCCCAAGCCCAAGAGAAGGTAGTTGGTGAGATAGGCGACAGACAAATAGTAGACGATCAAGCTGAAGCAGCAGAGGAAGTATTATAATGGCAAGCACACCAACAGGTAAGAATGGTTACCCACTAACAGACGAAAACTTAAACATAGCAATGGGTGTATACCCTAACCTGAGTAGCGTTCATAAGTTTGGCAAGAATACTGTTGTTGCTACAGGCAGCAAAGAAGAACTTTGGGATGGCAACGTTGCATATATATGGCCTACTACAGCAGCCATTACCCATGTAAGGGCTGGCGTAGACAGTGCTATTACACAAGGAGCTGTCGTTGAAGTCCAAGGGCTTGACGACGATTATGCACTGACAGTGCAAACAAAGGCTCTGGATGGCACTAACTCCACTACAGAGGTAGCGCTTGACACACCGCTTCGCCGCGTCTTTAGAATGAAGATGCTGGATGACACAGCCATGGATCAACAGATCTGGGCTGGCGATGATGACTTTGTAGTAGCAGCCGCTGCTGCTATCATACAAATTGGCAAGAACCAAACACAGATGGCTATCTACACTGTGCCTGCTAGCCACACGGCCTACGTGACAGCGTACTACGCAGCACACAACCCCCTGTCTGGTTCTAACGTAACTTCAATGGATGTTGAACTATGGAGTAGAGACAATGCCAATGGCTATGCTCCCCAACTTAAACACCAACGTGGAATACCTAATGATGCGTCATTCCACCACGAGTTCAAACCATATGTTAAGTTCACTGAGAAGTCAGATATATATCTCACTTGTACGCCTATCACTACACAGGCTGCTAGTGTCTCAGGTGGCTTTGACCTTATCCTAGTGAACGACTAATGGATACTAAGTGGTTCAAAGAAGACAGGGCTAACCACAAAGGCTCGTCCTTAGTAGCAGCTAAGAAGGAGAGCGAGAAGGCTCTCCTTAACTCTACCTTTCTATC